GAAAAGCTGCCATCTGAGTATTCTGTAGCTCCTGGGTTATATCTTGCTATAGCAATACCGTTCGGTCCCTGAGATCCGCCTGTGCTGGCCAAAGTATTTGGAGCACCATTAATATAAAATCCCCAAGAATCAGAACTATAATTATTTAAAGTAGTATATATTTTCCAGTTATTATCGGTACCACCGGCCCCCACCCCGGTTATCCAGCCTTCTGCGTAAAAATTACCTACTGAATTACCCCAATGGCCCATCAACCAGTTATTGTTGGCGCCGTTTATCATACGGCCATTCGACCCGTTATATTTTGCAGCACCCATGACCGTGCAATTTGTAGTAGAAAAATTAGCAGTGGTACCAGTTACATAACTACTACTACCATTAAATGTTAATATACCACCGTTAGCTCTTGAAAAAGTAGGAGAATTAAAAAGAGTGCCGTCATAATTACGACATAAATCGTATATAGTAGTACCGGACCCCGGGTAGCAGTCAGGTTCAGCCATATCCCAGTATAGTACTAGGCCATCTGTAACTATTTTTGGGCCGCCGGCTATACTCATATTTTTATTCTAGGGTCTAAAGGGAATATAGTCATAGTACCTTCTACATAGGTGTTGGGGTAATTAATTAAACTTTGACGATATATTTTCATTTGCTGTATCAGTTCGCTATCTGGTTCAGTATCTAACCAGAATAACTGTCCAATTATTGCATCGCACATCTGTTTTACGTCTGCTTTAGTGGTCATAGTTTAAACCTTCCTTTTAATGCATTATAATTTTGAAGTAGTTCTGAATTATTTAAAAACCTATTATAAGCCGCAAAGTATGCTATATCTCCCCAGTACTGAGACGAATTAGCAGGGTCAGTACTACCATTATGATAAGCCCCTAAAGATCCAAAACCTCTATTGTATCTAGAATTAGCGTCAGCAATGGTACCTCTAGTTACTGTAGGAGAGTCATTGTAACTAAATTGATAATACGGAGAAGAGGACTGCCACCTCCAGTATATTTGTATCCAGGTGGTAGTGCCGTTGCCTGGTAAATTTTGCTGGGAAAAACCTGTACCTAAGAACCCGGCACCATTATTATCATACATACCTATATTCCAACCGCCGCTTTCTATAATGACTTGGTGATCGGCATCGTAGGAGCGAGTAAGAGTTCTCCATTCAGCAGTCGAATTTTTAACTCGAGTAACAATATGATACGTTACACCAGTAGCATCGGATAAAGATATATCTGTACTATTTTTAGCACAACCGTATGCCCCGTTAAAGTCCATATAACCTGCTGCATTATATGCGGTAGCAATTATATTAAAATTATTATTGTTTGGAGTTAAATCGTACCATACAGTACCAGAACCAGGATAGCTTTTTTTATTACCTGCATCCAAGCAAAGTATTAAATTGTCAGTAACAACTTTAGGCCCTCCAAATATACTCACGGTAAACCAAGCCTTCCTTTTAATGCGTTGTAGTTTTGTAATACTTCTGAATCAGTTAAAACTTTATTGTATATAAACATATTATCAACATTACATAACGGATTAGTGTAATATTCAAATATATAAATTGGCGACGAACCAGATGTTTTATTGCTAGTCGGGTACTGTGCCCCTATTCGTTTCCCGTTAACATAATTTATTGTTTCATTTGCATTTTTAGTTACCCCTATATAAAACCACGTGTTTAACGGAAACTCACTATTAGAATCTAAAGTAATACTATTATACCCAAAATCGCAACCGGTATTGCCTGGATCGTATCTCCAGTGTATCCATCTATTACTTGGCCATCTCCATACCCCCGGGCTTCTATCAGTTGTAGCCGGAGCATAAGTAAATATTTTTTCCCAGCTTCCAGTAGTACCAGTTGAATTACCAGCAGTAGAATTAAACCGTATTCTAAAAAATATTGAATGTTGATCGGTGTCTAATAAATTTGTCGTCCCGGTCGACCAGGTATAGCCAGCAGATGCTCCGCTTAACGGGGTTATATAAGAAGCAGACCCAGAAAAATTTAACCCGTTATTAGTCATATCATTCCATACTGTACCAGTTCCCGAATAGCTTTTAATATTACCCGAGTCAATATACAGCCCTAAACGATCTGTTACTATTTTTGGTCCGTTATTATACCCCATATTATTACTTATATACCTGATGTAGGCTGGGTCCAGACAGGAGAGTTTAACTCTATCATCATTTCTTCGTAGTTATAAGGCCCTTGTTTATACTCGCTAGGTATATTAGCAATACTTGAAGGGATACCATTAGTTTTATTATTGTCCCATTTAAAAAGGGTTAGTGATTTGTCAACAGAATACCTTAAAGTTTCTGGAGATGTTTCTAAAACTTGCTCAAAATCAACAGCGCTGATTTGAGAAGAATTTATTATCATGAATTCACGAGCGCTGTACATAAATTATAATCCAAAGCGAGATCTAGTTGCGTTGTAATTTTGTAGTACTTCATTATTAGTTATACCACGATTATAAACCCACACGCAACTTATTGTTAAACCAGCTCCGGCTCCTCCTATATAAAGAGGGTCTGTCGATGTTTCTATATTAAGCGCACCGGGCGTAGCATATGCGCTGGTATATGTTCCTGAATGCCATACATGAAATCGTTGGTTATTGGCGCCTCCGTTTTTATCGTAAGAGTGTACTACATAATTCCAATTAGTTAATGAAGGATAAAGTAGCCCGGGTCCAGTATTTCTTGCGCCTCCTGTTGAAATAAAATCTGGTAATAACGGATTATTACCATACCACTCAATAATTATTCCGTACTTAGTATATGTAGGTTTTCCTATAAGATTTTTGTAAGATACCCCTATAGCATTATTAAACTTAACCCACATACCAACTGTAAAGCCAGTTGTTAATTGTAAAGAAGAGCTATTATTAACTGAAATATAATCATCAACAGTATCAGTAGTAATTGCTCCGCCATTTGCACCACTGTAAGTCGGTCCATTAACTAAAGTTGCATTGTTACCTGTAAAGCTTAAATCATTCCAAGCAGTACCAGATCCTGAATAGCTTTTTTGATTACCAGCATCTAAACACATCACTAAGCCATCGGTTACTACTCTTGGAGAATAGTTTGTTGCCATGTTACACCTCCGTTACTAATTTTGGTATGTCTTTACGTTCTGCTTGTATGAAGAAGTAGCAATCAATTAGAGAGTCAAGCATACTATCATTCTTAATAGTGACTTGTCTACTATTTGCTTCTAAGACTACAAGCTTTTGAAATGCGCCTATAGGTGTGAGTTGAACGGTAATTGTTTCTTCGTCTACTAAATTAAACCAATACTCTGGTAAAGGTATTACATTTGTAGTGGTTTTACCACGTATAAAGACCGAATGCTCAGGGCCTTCTATAACACCGTATACTAATTTCTTACCAGGCTTAGTTGGGTGATCAATTACGAAAGACTTAGTAGTTGCAGCAAATGAACCACTGACTTCTAATTTATAAGCGGCACTTTGAGTACCAATACCGACGTTTGTACCGTTATCAAATATCTGACTATTACCTAATGAACTTGCACCAGTAAACTTAGCTACATAATTTGTTGTACCAGTGCCCGCAAATGCACCAGAGTAACCTGAAATACCGCTAAAGCCCGATGTACCAGTTATACCTTGGGTACCGGTAGTGCCTTGGGCGCCAGTATTACCTTGGGTGCCGGTCGCACCTTGAGATCCAGTTGTGCCTTTGGCGCCAGAATAGCCAGATATACCGCTAAAGCCCGATGTACCAGTAGTACCCTGAGTGCCGGTTGCGCCTTGTGCGCCAGTTGTGCCTTGGGTACCGGTAGTGCCGGTAGTGCCTTGCGCGCCAGTTGCTCCTTGAGAGCCAGTTGCACCTTTGGCACCAGAATAGCCAGATATACCGCTATAACCACTTATACCGCTGAAGCCTGAAGTACCAGTAGTACCCTGAGTGCCGGTTGTGCCTTGTGCGCCAGTAGTGCCTTGGGTACCGGTAGTGCCGGTTGTGCCTTGTGCGCCAGTTGTGCCTTGGGTACCGGTAGTGCCAGTAGTGCCTTGCGCGCCAGTTGCTCCTTGAGAGCCGGTTGCACCTTTTGCACCGGAATAGCCAGAAACACCTGAGTAACCACTTATGCCGCTAAAGCCTGAAGTACCAGTAGTACCTTGAGTGCCGGTTGTGCCTTGGGCACCAGTAGTGCCTTGGGTACCGGTAGTGCCAGTAGTGCCTTGCGCGCCAGTTGCTCCTTGAGAGCCGGTTGCACCTTTTGCACCGGAATAGCCAGATATACCGCTATAACCACTTATACCGCTAAAGCCTGAAGTGCCAGTAGTGCCTTGGGTCCCGGTAATACCTTGGGCACCAGTAGTGCCAGTAGTGCCTTGAGCGCCAGTAGTACCTTGTGGGCCAGAATAACCAGATATACCACTAAAGCCTGATGTGCCAGTAGTGCCTTGAGTGCCAGTAGTACCTTGTGCGCCAGTTGCTCCTTGAGAGCCGGTTGCACCTTTAACACCGGAATAGCCAGATATACCACTAAAGCCTGAAGTGCCAGTAGTGCCTTGAGTGCCAGTAGTACCTTGTGGGCCAGAATATCCTGATATACCGCTAAACCCTGATGTACCAGTAGTGCCTTGCGTGCCTGTAATACCTTGGGCACCAGTAGTACCCTGAGTGCCAGTAGTACCCTGAGTGCCAGTAGTACCTTGTGGGCCAGAGTAGCCAGATATACCGCTATAACCACTTATACCACTAAAGCCTGAAGTGCCAGTAGTACCTTGCGTACCAGTAGTGCCTTGCGTACCAGTAGTACCTTGTGGGCCAGAATATCCTGATATACCGCTAAAGCCTGAAGTACCAGTAGTACCCTGAGTGCCAGTAGTACCTTGTGGGCCAGAGTAGCCAGATATACCGCTATAACCACTTATACCGCTAAAGCCTGAAGTGCCAGTAGTGCCTTGCGTACCAGTAGTACCTTGTGGGCCAGAATATCCTGATATACCGCTAAACCCTGATGTACCAGTAGTGCCTTGCGTGCCAGTAGTACCTTGTGGGCCAGAGTAGCCAGATATACCGCTATAACCACTTATACCGCTAAAGCCTGAAGTGCCAGTAGTGCCTTGAGTGCCAGTAGTACCTTGTGGGCCAGAATATCCTGATATACCGCTAAACCCTGATGTACCAGTAGTGCCCTGAGTGCCGGTTACGCCTTGTGCGCCAGTAGTACCTTGCGGTCCAGAATATCCAGATATACCGCTAAAGCCTGAAGTACCAGTAGTACCCTGAGTGCCGGTTACGCCTTGTGCGCCAGTAGTGCCTTGTGGGCCACTATACCCTGATATGCCTGAATAGCCAGATATACCACTAAAGCCTGAAGTGCCAGTAGTACCCTGAGTACCGGTTGTGCCTTGCGGGCCCGAATAACCTGATATACCTGAGTATCCCGATATACCACTAAACCCTGATGTACCAGTAGTACCTTGCGTACCAGTAGTACCTTGCGGGCCCGAATAACCTGATATACCACTATAGCCAGATGTACCAGTAGTACCTTGCGTACCAGTAGTACCTTGCGGGCCCGAATAACCAGATATACCGCTATAGCCAGATGTACCAGTAGTACCTTGCGTACCAGTAGTACCTTGCGGGCCCGAATAACCAGATATACCGCTATAACCACTTATACCACTAAACCCTGATGTACCAGTAGTGCCTTGTGGGCCACTATACCCTGATATGCCTGAATAGCCAGATATACCACTAAAGCCTGAAGTGCCAGTAGTACCCTGAGTACCGGTTGTGCCTTGCGGTCCAGAGTAGCCAGATATACCGCTATAACCACTTATACCGCTATAGCCTGAAGTACCAGTAGTGCCTTGCGTGCCAGTAGTGCCTTGAGGACCGCTAAAGCCGCTTATACCACTATAACCCGATATACCGCTAAAGCCTGAAGTACCAGTAGTGCCTTGAGGTCCGCTAAAGCCGCTTATACCTGAGTAACCACTATACCCTGATAAACCAGAATACCCCGATACACCACTAAAACCAGATGTTCCGGTAATGCCTTGAGTACCAGTAGTACCTTGGGCGCCAGCTGTACCTTGTGGACCAGAATAGCCTGATATACCAGAGTAACCGCTATAACCAGATATACCAGAAAAACCACTTATACCGGAGTAACCGCTATAACCAGATATACCAGAAAAACCACTTATACCGGAGTAGCCTGATATACCAGAATAACCTGATGTGCCCGAGTCGCCTGGTATACCTGAATAACCGCTATAACCAGATATACCAGAAAAACCACTTATACCTGAGTAGCCTGAGGTACCAATAGCACCTTGTGGCCCAGAGTAGCCTGATATACCACTATAACCCGACGTACCGGTAGGGCCTTGAGTGCCTACTGTACCTTGAGGTCCACTATAACCAGATATACCGGAATAACCACTTGTACCAGAATAACCACTTATACCACTATAGCCACTATAACCAGACCCACCGGAATAACCTGAAGGACCAGAATAACCACTTATACCACTATAACCACTAATACCGCTGTAGCCGCTAAAACCAGATGTGCCTACAGCTCCGCGGTATATACCGGTTCGTACAGCGCTATAATGGTCTGCGCCTAGATAATGGAAGTTAAACTGTATAGTATTAGTATCGTTTGTACTAGCTTTAGTTATAATCGCTAGACGGTCCGTGGCATCTAAGGCAATTGGGGTAGAAATTACATACTCTGTTAATAAAGATGCAGGTGAACCTGAAGCAACATTGGTAGTAATAGCCCCATCATTGTAGGCCGTAAATAAGCTTGTTAAAGTGCTGCCGTTATATTTTAATATTTCAAACGCAAGGTTTACTACTTTACCTAATCCTAAACCTAAACCCGCTAAACTATAATAAGTATCAAAGACCCAAGTACCTACAGGTATACTAGTAGTACCGGGCTCTCCGGTAAGAGTAATATTTGAAATTACTGTTTTATAATTGTCAGTAATAGCAATAAATGTAGTCGATGTTGTTTCAGCGCCTGATTGAGGTACTACATCATAGTAATTAAAATTAGCTATATCAGCTGCAGAAGTAGTCGGGTAATAAACTACCCCAACTGCTGGGGCACCACTAAAGCCGCTAAAACCAGATGCACCACTATAACCAGAAATACCACTATAACCAGATTGCCCAACACCGCCACTATAGCCTGAAGTTCCAGCGTCTCCACTATACCCACTAATACCGCTATAGCCACTATAGCCAGAAACACCTGAGTAACCACTTATGCCGCTATAGCCTGAAATACCTGAATAACCAGATACACCGGAATAACCAGAATAACCAGATGTACCGCTGTAACCAGAATAACCTGATATACCGCTATAACCTGATATACCACTATAACCTGATTCCCCGGAATAGCCTGATATACCACTATAACCTGAATAACCACTTATACCACTATAACCTGATATACCAGAATAACCAGAAGTTCCAGACTCTCCTATAATACCGCTATAACCAGAATAGCCAGAAATACCCGAATAACCAGAAATACCCGAATAACCAGAATAGCCTGATATGCCGCTATAGCCACTTATACCGCTATAGCCTGATATACCAGAATACCCAGAAATACCGTCAGCACCGCTATAACCTGAATACCCCGATATACCTGAGTAACCACTAATACCACTATAGCCTGAGTAGCCTGATATACCTGAGTAGCCTGATATACCTGAGTAGCCTGATATACCAGAATACCCAGAAATACCGTCAGCACCGCTATAACCTGAGTAACCACTAATACCACTATAGCCTGAGTAGCCCGATATACCACTATAGCCTGAGTAACCACTAATACCACTATAGCCTGAATAGCCCGATATACCACTATAGCCTGAGTAACCACTAATACCACTATAGCCTGAGTAACCACTAATACCACTATAGCCTGAATAGCCCGATATACCACTATAGCCTGAGTAACCACTAATACCACTATAGCCTGAATAGCCCGATATACCACTATAGCCTGAGTAGCCCGATATACCGCTGTAACCTGAGTAGCCTGATACACCGCTGTAACCTGAATAGCCCGATATACCGCTAAACCCGGAATAACCAGATATACCGCTGTAACCTGAATAGCCACTGACGGAGACTATTTCTCCGTTTTTGCGAAATTCTCCAGTAACATTAACATCTCCATTAACATCAACTGCATAAACTGGTAATTTACCAAAGCCTACTTTATCCCCCGAAAGTACTATAGAATTATTAGTGGTAAAACTTCTTACTCCAGAATCATTAGATATAGGAATATAATTTGCGCCAGCGGACGCGCTTAACGGTACTCCTAAATTAGGCTCAGCATTTTTTAAATTAAGAAACTGATAGCGAGCCGAGTCCGCACTTAAAGGCGGTATAACCTGCACCCTATCGCTTATAAGTTGGGGTTGATTGTACGTGGCCATTATTGTGTGTTAACAGCTTCTAACACGCTTAAAGTGAAATTTACTGCAGAGTTACTAGCGGCAGATATAATTAATTGATCCCCGGTCCCTAAAACTAGTTTACCAACCGCTACATTAACCGCATCTCCATTAGGTACAGAAAAGCCTTTAAGTAAGTCATAATAGGACCCGGATACATTATCAGCTGAAATGCCTACTGTAATAGTATGAACACTATTAGTTATGTTAGATGCAACAGCAGAAAGTATAATACCTGCCCGGCTTGCAGGGGCTGTATAAATTACTGTCGGAATGGTGGTTGCGCCTGCAGTTACTCTTTTGAAATAGTTTAATGGTATCGAGGCCATATACTATTATATTTACTTTACTCTAATGCAAGAGTAAGGGGAGTCACTAATGATAATATAGATCTATTAAATGTTTCGCCTTCAATAGTTCCGGTAGATTGCACTACTGTAAATCCGCTACCTACTTTAAAGTTACCTAATTGATTAGTACTTGTATAGTATACGGCACCTCCGTCGCTTTGTACAGCTTCTAAATCAGGATTTCCAACTCCGCCTAAAGAAGGTACTGCAGTTGCAAGTGTTACACCAGAGCCTACATATTCCATCGTATGCGAGCTTGAAGTAATTGTACTTCTTATATAAAAGTTTACTTTAGAACCAGCTGAAAGTATATTAGTAATATTAGAAGTAGATATTATATTGTACTTGTACGTTATAATATCTGTTAAAGTAACAGAATCTAAAGTGTATAAAGTATTATCATTTTCTATTTTAAATACTAATCCTACGTAAGGCCTGTCAATTGGTAGATCATATGCAGGAAAAGATCTTGGTGTTATTGCGCTTACTGCAATAGTATCTGTACCATCAGTTGCTAGCGCTAATATACCGGTAAGTACCGGGGTAGAAGAATACCCTACTGCAACTAGACCGGATAGACCAAAAGAACAGTTAGAGGTATTAATTGAGCAAGTGCCGCCGTTGTCGGCTCTTACCCCTTCAGTGCAGCAAATAGTAAAGGTTGATACTAGCTGCGCGTAACCATTATTAGTGATATGGATACCCATACCACCTTCGTTAAATTGAGTAAATGAGTCCGTTACAAAGCTTCTTAAATAGCCGGTAGCTAAATTACCGTCTACTCTAATACCACAGCCTGCGCTTAGACCGCTTACTCCTGAAGTAATAGAGCTACTACCTTGAATGTACGGGCTTGTAGTTATAAATGGCTTGCTAGCAGGAGGTGTAATTTCATACCCGGTAGTATTAAATGCAATTGCAGTTAAAGAAGCATTAGAAAGATTTGGAAATGCGCAAGCCGCGGCTGGCGCTAAATGATCTCTAAAAGTAATACCCCAAACATAAACACTATTAGTGCACCAAAACACATCGTATTGTCTGTTAGTTGGGCGTACTGAAACTCTTCTTAAATTATCTCCAATGACCGAAACATTAGGAGCAAGATAAATTGGGTTTGCTTCAGTATAATCCCCACTGATAAGGATTATAGTGTATTTTGTACCTAAATTAGCTGCAGCATAAGCCGCCGCTTTTTTAATGGTGAGAAAAGGTGTAGCTAAAGTTCGACCGTCATTACTATCATTACCGTCTTTAGAAACATATAATCTATTTGCTTCAGGGGTTAAACCTTGACCGTCTTGACCGCTGTATCCTGATATACCACTAAAACCTGAGTAACCACTTATACCAGAATAACCAGACACACCAGAAAAACCGCTTATACCTGAGTAACCTGACAAGCCACTATAGCCACTTATACCGCTGTAGCCTGAATAACCGGAATAACCGCTGATCCCGCTAAAACCTGAGTAGCCAGAAATACCGCTATAGCCTGAATAACCGCTAATACCGCTGTAACCTGAATAGCCGCTAAAACCAGAGTAGCCTGATACTCCAGAATAACCTGAATAGCCTGAATAGCCTGAAGGACCAGAATAGCCACTTATACCGCTATAGCCAGAATAGCCAGATATACCAGAATAACCACTTATACCGCTATAGCCAGAATAGCCAGATATACCAGAATAACCACTTATACCGCTATAGCCTGATATACCAGAGTAACCAGAGTAACCAGAAATACCGCTGTAGCCTGAGTAACCGCTTATGCCGCTATAGCCTGAATAACCAGAATACCCTGAAATGCCTTGACCGCTAAATCCTGATATACCTGAATAACCACTAATACCGCTATAACCAGAATACCCTGATATACCTACTTGTCCTGCTAAACATATTTCAAGATTATTATATGTCTTAAAACCAGGAGACTGAGAATACGTTACAATTGCACTTAATGCACCAGTCACGCTATCATAACTGCGAACAAACATATACTGAACAATATTGTCTCCGGCGGCGTATACAGACAATGTTTGACCAGCGTTAAACGCTAACCCTGCTGTAATAGGGGTTTGATAAAATGTTTCCCCGACTGACTGAAAATAATATTCTCCCGTATTTGGAAAAAATACGGTACAAATCTGAGGGGTTATTCCACTATAACCACTATAACCAGAATACCCGCTATAGCCAGATATACCGCTATCTCCGCTATACCCACTGTAGCCAGAGTAACCGCTCCAGCCGCTAAAGCCTGAAATACCACTATAACCTGATATACCGGAGTAGCCGGAGTAGCCAGAAATACCACTATAACCTGAATAACCGCTTATACCACTATACCCGCTATAGCCGGAAAAGCCGCTGTAACCACTTATACCACTATAACCAGAATACCCTGATGTGCCCTGACCACTAAAACCTGATATACCGCTAAAACCAGAATAACCAGATATACCGCTAAAACCTGAATAACCAGACAAACCACTGTAACCTGAATTGCCAGAGTAACCAGAAATACCGCTATAGCCCGAATAACCACTATAGCCCGAATAACCACTAATACCGCTATAGCCAGAATAACCTGATACGCCTGAATAACCACTAAAGCCTGATATACCGCTATAACCACTAATACCACTATAACCGGACACCCCGCTAAACCCTGTATAACCAGATATACCACTGTAACCGCTAAAACCAGAATAGCCTGAAGTACCTTGACCGCTAAAACCTGATATACCGGAATAACCGCTTATACCACTATAACCAGAATAACCTGATACACCTGAATAACCACTAAAACCACTAAAACCACTTATACCGCTAAAGCCCGAGTACCCTGAAAAGCCAGAAGTACCTTGACCGCTAAAACCTGATATACCACTATAACCAGAATGACCTGATATACCTGAATAGCCGCTTATTCCAGAGTATCCTGAAATACCGCTGTAACCAGAATGACCTGAAAGACCAGAATAGCCGCTTATACCTGAATAACCTGAAATACCTGAATAACCAGAGCTACCAGTACCGCTATAACCACTAAAGCCTGATATACCGCTAAAACCTGAGTAGCCTGAGTAACCACTTATACCAGAATAGCCACTAATACCGCTATAGCCTGAATAACCAGAAGCACTATTACCACTAAAACCAGAGTACCCTGAAATGCCTTGGCCACTAAAACCGCTCGCTCCACTAAAACCAGAGTAGCCCGACATACCAGAATAACCCGAATAGCCTGAAGGACCAGAATAGCCACTTATACCACTATAGCCAGAATAGCCAGAAGTACTATTACCACTATAACCAGAATAACCTGATGTACCTTGACCACTAAAACCAGAATACCCCGAGGTTCCGGATCCACTAAAACCAGAATACCCCGATATGCCGCTGTAACCAGACATACCAGAAAAGCCAGATTGACCGTCAAACCCTATTGTTATATTTGTTACTACTCTACTATAATTTGTGTCTCCGAGATAATAATATGTTACGTCTGTGTCTTCAGTGTTAGTAGTTTGTACGAATACTTTAAAGACAAGTCTATCTGATTGATTTAATACTAATGGAGACTGTATGTAATAATTTGTTCTTTGATAAGTCGCAAATGGAGTTTTAGTTAACGCGGCTCCCGTAGCAGAAAATAATTCTGTTTCAGTGCTGTCTACCGCTCTTTTAAATACTTTATAAACAAAATTGGTAGTACTATACTCAGCGCTTAAACCTGAAACTGAATAGAAAGTATCAAACGACCAATTACCTATATTAATAAGAGTTTTAAATGGTTTACTTGGAGGTGTAATAGCAGCAAACACTAAAGCTTGCCCATCCGTATCGTTTATAATAGTATCAAGATAAATTTCTGAACCTACCTCTTGAGCGTCGAATAATAAACCGTAATTGTAAGGAGTAGGTAAGCCTTGAGGTAACGGTAAACCGCTCACATCAGCGGCAGAAGTAGAATAATAGTAAACTACCCCTGTAGGAGAAGGTCCGCTGTAACCACTTATACCACTATAACCACTTATACCACTGTAACCACTGTACCCACTAAAACCGCTAATACCAGAATAGCCGCTAATACCAGAGTAGCCTGAGTACCCGCTTATACCAGAGTAACCTGAAATACCTGAATAGCCTGAAGTACTTTCTCCACTATAACCAGAATACCCCGATACGCCTTGACCACTAAAACCACTTATACCGCTAAAACCAGATACACCTGAATAACCTGAAAGGCCTTCATCTCCTTTAGGTCCTACTGCAGATACTGTTGAAACTGCAACAGAATAAGTGGTGTAAGAACCGTCTGGGTTTTTTTGCTCTAAGAAAAGTAAATCGCCTGGCTGAGCTTGAGGAACAGTAGGTAGCTCGTGAGGATATACAATTGTAGGATACTGTGTGTCAGCCATATAATATTATTTAGTTATTAGGACTACGAAGTCCGAGATATGTATTTTCACTATTATTAGAACCAAGCGCACTTGCGCTTGGGGTATGAGCGCCGCCGCCTGCGTATAGATTTACTAAAGTACCACCATCATCATACGCCCCATACACCCCGGTATTTGGTCGGCCAGTTTTAGGATCAGTGCCGTCATATGTTAAGTATCCAGAAAGCGGAGCATTAGTATTTTGTTGGTAATTATACACAACTGTTCTACCTTGCTTATCCACATTTTGAGAATATGCTTTGGTTTCAATAATGCGAGCATCCGCTCCAGGAGTTCCGGTATCAAGAGGCACAATTCCATCGTATTTATTATCAAATACCTGTTTGCTAAGAGCTTCTCGTGGGGCATTAGGTTCAAAGGTATAATCATAACGTTTACCTTTTATCATCCAAACATAATGCCCCATTAATTGATTAGCTTCTCCACCTCTTTGATCAACTCGTTCTGTTATTTCATATATTTGCCCGCTTCTTCCGTTTGGACGAGTAGTACCATATTCGGATAATTCAATTAAATCCCCTGCTTTAGGTTCATATGTATATCTAGATGTTATGCCGCTTAAAGAAGATGCAGTTAAAGAAGAGGTAAATGCTTTAATAGAAACAACCGCTGTAATATCCGCATTACCTTGTATACCAAATTTACTTAATATAATACTATCATTATTAACAGTAAGACACATTACCACGCTTAACGGCGGAAGAAATCCAGCTAAAGGCTGTTCTCCGTAGAAAAAGTCGTGTCCAGAAAGAGTATAAGCATTTATATAGTAGCTAGTACGCATACCATATTGCCGTATTTGTTCATCCCACCAATTTTCCCAAAGATTACGTTCTGTATCTGTTTTGCTTATATCCAAATAGCGAAGGTCCCCTGAGAGGCATTCTGTATTACCAGTGGTAACTGAAGGGGCAATATAGTAGCCCGTATCTACACAGTACTTCGCTATTGACATAAAAATATTTACAGAATTTATAGAATTAATCACAAATTTGCTAAATAATATTACAATGAGCAAAATAAAAAGCCTTGCCGGGTTAGATCAGTTGTATGCTTCTATTCAACAAAACACTGTTAAAGTTGATGAAGCTAAGAAACCCGCCACCATTTTACCTACTAATACTGCCATGTACCTTCCTGAGTCAGCTCAAGATATTGGTACTGACACTAAAGTTGAATTAGCTGATAAGAAAAAAAGTGGTCCACACGGGGCTGATAATTTTGAACCTGTGAAAAAGCCTAAAAAAGAAGGCAATGCTTTTGCTAAAGCCGTTATTGATGCCAAAAAAGACGGTATACAACCCGGAGAGAAGGTAAAAGTTCCTGGCAGTGACAAAGAAGTTCCTTTAAAAGAAGCTGATGAGGAAAACGAAGAAGAAGATGAAACAGAAGATAAAAACCATCTTAACAAAAAACACCATAATGATGAAAATGGTGAAGAGGAAAAAGAAGAAAAAGTAGAAGAAAACGTAGAAACCGTTACTAAATCTAATAAATATAAGAAACAACAATTTACTATGCCTAAATCAAAATTCGATCAACTATATGAAGATGCAGTCAACAATGTTCCTTTCGTATCCGAAGAGGAAGATATGACTCCAGTGGCGCCTGCTGCAGATGCAGGTCTAGATACAGGAGCTGAGACAGATATGGCTCCAGCAGAAGAAACAACTCTCTCTCACGAAGAAGCTGTTGAAGCTCTCGAAAAAGTATTAGCTTTCTTAAGAAAAGACATTGCTCATGACGTTGAGACTGGTACTTTAGGAGACGAAGAAGGCGCGATGGGTGCTGAAGACGAAACCCCAGTTATGGAAGAAGTAGAAGCTGAAGATCTCGGCCATGCTGGTGTAGGTTCTGGAGCAAAATCAGAACAACTTAAAGATGGTCACAAGCTAAAGACTGTTGGTACAGGCACAGTAACCCAAAAGGGTGGATCTGCTTCTGAGCAAGGAGCTCCTGGCACTGTTCAAGATCCTACTCCTAAGAAAGCAAAAGATTTTGACAAAGGGCTACAAAAACCAACTGGAAACAATCAGACCGGTAATCTAAAGACAGGTAAAGATCTTTTCGCTAATTAATAGTCTTAAAGGCATAGACTTCAAAAGCCCGCTTTAAGCGGGCTTTTTTATTGTATAAATCTCTGATCAAACATTCTGTTAGCAGTACTACCGTTAGGTAGTCTCCACCCTTGTTCAAATAATTCATTTATATCTGCATCCTGTTCTTCAGTTTCAGGTATAACGACAGGGTTATGAGGTATAATTGTATTTTCTTCTTTTTTATCAAGACGTCTATTCATTTCAGAAGGCTTTGGCATACTCATTACAAAAGGATCCCAGTTATTTGGTACCATTTTTAATATTTTACCATTACTGTCTTGCTGTACAATTTCGTAAAACTGCTCTGCAACTTTATTATCTAATATAAAAAGCGCCCAAATAAGAGCCTCTACTCTATCATCCATATATTTATCAGACTGTTTTTTCCATATACCGTTGGGGTGTCGTATATATGTTTTAAACTCTCCAATAGTTTCTTTATCATTTAGCTTAACTACTTTTAATACATTCATCCAGTATCTAAAATTAGACATAGAATTAAATTTACTATTAGTGTGAGAATATATACCCATTCTATTATCTTGTTCGGCTTTTTCTGTAAATGAACCCATACTAGGGGTATATTTTACTAAATTATTATACTGATGGGTATGTATTAAAGCGTCTACTACTTGCGCACCGCAATTATTTCTTTCAATAAGTATGGGCGGGTTGTTCCATTGAGCAGCTATTTCTATTAATTTAGCTGCAAAATTAAACGGATCTAATTTATTATAAGCATATGTAGCTACTTGCTCTATTTGAGTTAAATCTGTAATGTCCACCACTTGTATAGTTGAGTTAGCTCTACCTATACCTTCCCCTACGTCAACCCCTATAGTGTAATAATGTCCGTCAATTCTATCTTTATACACTTTTAATAGTCCGTCATCATCCGTATATACCGGTTCTAACGCGGTATTTTCCATTTCTTCTAATTGTTCTTTATCAAAAACATTTTCCCCAGCTGCTCTAAACTCATTACCGTATTCCTGATTAAAAGACTCTAAAGAACCTAATGCTCTTATAGTCATTTCTTTCCATTTTTCATCTCTTCCAGGCACTTCAAACCAATCAACTCTTTCATGGTGCCAGCCGTTTTTGCCGAGCGTAGCATCGTTATAGGTATTGAAAAACAAATTACCGACTCCATTAGGAGTAGATAACATAAAAATTTTAGACTTTTTAGAAGACGAAATAACAGGAAACACTGATTCCCAAAAGTCATCCATAAACTCAGGTGGAATAAACGCAGCTTCATCAAGAAGTAGACAGTTAATAGATTCACCACGAGCAGCATCAGAAGTTGTTGTACTAATACCTATTGAGCTGCCGTTGGCTAGTTCCATACCTTCTTTTGCGTATGCAATTACCCCGGGCTTCATATAGTTAGGTAACATCTCATACGCCAACTTGATGCGTTTAAATATGTTTTTAGCAGTTTCTTGTTTATTTGCAATTAATAATACTCTATAGTCATCAGTAAAACACACCATCCATAAAGCAAATATAGTAAGAATTGTGGTTTTACCAATTTGCCGTGAAGCTAATACTACGTTAAATCTATTTTCTACTAACGCTTTTAATATACGCTTTTGATAGGGATAAAGCTTAATAGGCTGTTTACCTTCATCTAGACTTACAATATAAAAAAACCGAGAAAAATGTAATATAGACTTTCTAGCTCTTTCTAGATCTTCTACCATTTCTGGCGTCCATTGAAATTCAGTCTCGGGTACGGGCAGATTTTTATTGCCCATATAAAATGTTTCTTTAGAAGCGCCTTTAGACATACTGGTATTTACTGTGGAAAATGCATGTTGCAATTATAAAATATATTATGAACGGTTTAAAGCTTACTAGCAACGAATTAGATCCTACTGGTTACTGGAGCAAATCTTTAGCAAGATTTCAACAATTTTCTACAGCGGGTAAACAGTTGCTTTACCCAGGCCCTGAATTTTTAGCATTGTTCGAACAAAACGGCTATGAAATGACTGAAATTGAACAATGGTATGCAGAAGAAGCTCAAATACGTTTACAGAAACATTATCCTTCTCAAAACTGTCTTAAAAAAGAATGGATGACTCAAGATGTATACAGTTTGTATACTGGTTCAACTGATTTATACTCCGGAAATGATACCGGGGTATGGGAGGGAGCACATTTAAATCATTGTTTACTATTTGAAAGGCGAGCGTTTACTGGAGAAGCTTTAGAACAGCTAAAGACATTTGCTACGAGAAATACATTAATATATAAACTTATTAAAATGAAACCTAAGTGGGGTTTTGACTTCTCTATGGACTACACTGATAAAGAAGGGAACGTACTAGAAGTGTTGCATTACGAATATGACGGATTCAATTACAATGAAATTTACGAAAAGCAAAAAAAACATGAAGCTGTATTTTTAAGTATAGACTGGAATGATGCTGCAAAGCAGTTGATTAAGTATAAAGATCAATGGGGTCATTTAGAGTTTTTTGAACAAAGCGCGTGGAAGTGTCGCTTTTTCGGTATCGATAATGAGCGCTGGAAGATGGTAGTTTGGGAATAAAAGTTAAAGTCCAAATACTTTCTTAAAAGCGCTTAATGCTTTTTTATAACTTTCTTGAGATTCATCTGCCGAGTCTTTTGTGTATTGCCAGTTAAAGCTAAGTTCTTCTGGTACTTTGAACCCATAAAAGTCTAATACTTTCTTTTGAGTGTCAATAACTGTTTCACCGTTCCAGTTTTGACCTATAGCTATAATACCCGCATCAATATTTTCTACAATATTATCTTCTTTAAGAGTGGTATGTCTATTTTCTATCCAATCTAAACGTTCAATTAGTTTTTGATATACACTATTAGTTTGACCCCAGCGCACACTTACAAAAAATACTACTGCATCAGACTCAAAGAGTGGCTTACTTATTTTCCATAGTTCATCATCTTTATTATTAATTGAACACCAGCATCTATGATTACCACTCGGATTTTTTTCTTTATCTTTCAATACCGAGTCTTTTACACCGCAATTATTGCCGTCTGATTTGCTTACGTTACCTTCGCAAATATAAATGTTAAGTTTGGCAACATCGATAATTTCTACATTATCTCCCACTTTGGATTTAATAAACTCTGCTAAAATAGTGCTCTTGGGTTTTTCTTTATCTCCTTCCCAACGATTGGAAGTTGTTAAAAATAATACCTTTTCTTTTTTCTTAAGGTATTCGATAGCATTGTTAAGTTTTTCCTGGTAAATATCAGGATTATTAGTGTTAACTATATCTTCGAAGAGTTTTAAATAGTCAGGCATTACGTAAATATTTACGTTACATGGAACCATCTGCAAAGCTTACTTTTCAATATCATGACACTCTTAATCCATTAGTATGGAGAGACGGTAAGCTTATTCCGGCTATAAAAGATAAACTACTACAAGTAGCAGAAGCATTTTTAGAGTCTTTCGAGTTAGATATTGATGTAGAGGATATTACGTTTACTGGTTCTTTAGCAAATTATAATTATACGCCTCAAAGTGATATAGATCTACATATACTAACTGATTTAACTGAATACGGTCAGGATGTAGACTTTTTAAAAGATTATTTTAAAGCTAAAAAGACTGTTTGGAATAGCAACCATGATATAAAAATAAAAGGTTTTGATGTAGAGTGCTACGTACAAGACATTAACGAACAACATTACGCAACCGGTGTATATTCTATTAAAAACGATTCGTGGTTAATAGTACCGGAAAAAGAAAAACCAATTAATCAGTCAGAGGTTAAACGAAAAGTTGATCATATACTTGAATTAATTAGCCATGCTTTAAGTGACAGTTGTAATTTAGAATGTGCAGAAAGAGTTAAAGAAAAAATATTAAAAATGAGACAAGCCGGCCTCGAAGCCGGCGGAGAATTCTCTGTAGAAAATTTAGCTTTTAAAGAATTAAGGCGACGTGGTATGATAGATAAACTCGTTACTGGTGTGGTAGCAAAAGGAGATAAAGAGCTGTCTCTTAATCAAGAAAATTTTAAACAGTTTTTTGCGTTACCAGGTATGTCTACTGGAGGCGAAGGTAGCAGAGGTCCACGACATCAAGGCTTAACTGCCGGGGTTAGTAAATTAACTAAACCTAGCACTAAGTCTGTAACAATGGTTGCGCGGTCTCATATTGACCAAGAAACCCCTTTTCCGGCTATAGAAAATTTAAAGAAAAAGAAAAAAGGAAAAACTCATATACCGCCAAATATAGCTAACGCCATAGCAACTTTTTATAGTATTAATTTAGATAAAGTACATAACGAGCCTAGAAGCTTAAGTACAAGTGGTATATCTCTTGCTTTTGATCCGGTGTATAAATATTACTACCTAAGTAAAGAAGGTAAATGAGCGACGTAGCCCAACAGTCTATTTTAAATAAATCAAGAAAAGACAAATTTATACTTGTCTTAAATATTCCTGACCCTTTAAAGTCTATAAATACTCCAGTAGGAGATGTTCGTAAAAGTTATAATTTGGATTTAAATACTTTACAGTATTCAGTATACGGCAATATTGTGCCAGATATAGCAATAAATCCAGTTGCATTAAATTTTGGCGGGCAGCCGTTAAAAGTCACCACTTACCAAAGAGAGCAATATAACAATGTTACAGTTAATTTTGCGGTAGATAACGGATATAATAACTGGTGGGTTTTATGGAAGTGGCTTGATTATATTAATCATTCCAAAATGGGTATATCAAATAAAGACGGGCTTGCAGTAAAAGGCCCTGCTACAATGCATGAATATCAGACCCTGATTACTGTTTTTGGCTTAGATGAATATAATAATCAGAAAATTAAATTTGATTACCATAAAGCATTTATTACAAATCTGCAAGGGTTTAAATATAGCTACCAAGACGCTACTCAAATTGAGTCAAGTTTTACTTTTGCTTTCAGTCAATTAGGCGCCGAATTACTTCAGTAATCTCAGGAATCCCTTCTGAATTTGCCTAAATAATAGTATACAAAAACTTTATGGCCAACACTCGTACTATACAATCTCCTGGCGTAGAAATTCGCGAAATCGATCTTAGCACAAGACTTAATGCTCCTAATGGTACAAGCTTCTTGGTGACCGGTTTCGCGCCTCAAGGTCCAACCTACGAAATTCTTAACGTAGCAAGTGTTGCTGATTTTGAGACAATATATGGTACTCCTACCAATGCAGCAGAGCGCTATTTTTACTACTCTGTAAGACAGCTTTTTAATGGTGGCACAAATGCAGTTGTAAATGTCGCTCGCTTACCTTACGGTGCTGAAGCTGGGGAAGGATTTTCTAGCAAGTATAGTGCGTTAGTATTTCCAGTAGTTGCAGCATCTGCAACAGATGCAACTGCTCCAGTAGCAAACGGCACCGCACTAAGCGCTGCTGGTGCTTACTACTTAACTCAACCAACATTAGTTGAGCTTACAGATGACCAATACAATTTAGTATTACAAGGCGGTCTACAATGGGCAACTGCAGCAGCAAGTACAGCGCCTGTATTTACAGGCTTTACTGAATTAAGTGCAGCTGGTTTAATTGTGCTCAATAAAGCAAAAACCACAATTAACGAAAAATTTGAAGGGTTTTATTTTAATCTTGCAGATAATGCTAACTTAAATCCTTCTACTGATTTTGATGCAGCTTTAACAATCGATACAATTGCAGCCCAAACAGCTGCTACCAGCGCATACACTGCAGTACCAAATACTCGTTACCAGTTTCAGCTAAGTGCAACTGCAACTGCTAATGTAGGTAGTGTTTCTCAAGATATTGAAAATATTCCTTCGTTTAATATAGCTGGCACCGCGTATCAAGATACTGCGATATTTTCATTATTTAAAGTAAGAGTTTCGCCTTTCTCTCCTACAGCTTTAACTCTCGAATACGTACTACAAGAAGGCTATACAGGTTCGTTCTATTCTGATCGCAAAATTCAAGATCCAAACGGGGGCCAGCCACAAAGCTATTTTATAAACACTCTTGTAAATAATACCTCCCCAAATTTAACTATATTTGTAAATCCAAATATCGCTGATAATACATCTTGGTTAGATAGTAACGGTAATGCTAATAAAGCTATAAGAGTATTAAGATCTACTTCAAGTATATTCAATACGGCTTCAGGCGGTGGACACGCTGCTGCAAATAACCTATACGCTCTTGGGGTTTACTCTCCTACACTTGGTACAGAAAATCAAAAAGTAGTAGGCAACGTAAGTACTAAAGTTGACAAGATATTGAATCTTGCTCAAAACCCAGACACGTTAAGTCTTGATGTAGTAATTGACGGTGGTATTTCAACAATCGCAGCGGCTGGTTCTGCTGCATTTGATGATACCTACTGGAGCGGCTCATTAAAAACCAACGTACAGGCCTTAACATCCTCAACTGGTAATGCGGTATCAAACGATACAGTAAATGCTTGGGTAGGCATTACAACAAAGTTTGATAATTTTGCAAGAAATGAACGTAAAGACTTAGTATTCATTTCTGATCCGTTACGTTGGGTATTCGTACAAGGTCAAAACTTTAAGACCTTAGATGACAAGAGCAAAAACTTCTCTCAAAACATTTACTGGCCATTGCGTAACCTTTATAGTAACTTAAATTCGAGTTACTCTACAACTTACGGTAACTGGGCAAGAGCAACTGATCAATACACAAACAAAAACGTTTGGTTGCCATTTTCTGGTTTTGCAGCTGCAGCGTTTAGTCGTAATGATGCAATTGCTTACCCTTGGGGCGCACCTGCAGGTTTAAATCGTGGTACTATTACTGGTATTAATGACCTTGGTGTAAATCCTCAGCAAAAGCAACGCGACTTACTCTATAAGGTGTCTGTAAACCCAGTAGTGTTCTTCCCTAACGAAGGATACACAATAATGGGTCAAAAGACCTTACTCAAAGCTCCAAGCGCATTTGATCGTCTAAATGTACGCCGTCTGTTCCTCTACTTAGAAAAGTCTGTGTTTAATACAGCTAAATTCTTCGTATTCGAGCCAAACACTACATTTACTCGTAGCCGTTTAGTTAATACAATTACCCCGGTATTTGATCTTGCTAAGAACACTCAAGGCTTATTCGATTACTTAATTGTATGCAATACTACAAACAACACTCCAGAGTTAATTGATGATAATACTTTAGTAGTAGACATTTATATCAAGCCAGTTCGTACTGCCGAATTTATCTTGGTCAACTTCTACTGCACAAGAACATCTCAAAACTTCCAAGAGTTAATAAGCTAAGTTTAACCTAAATATTCAATATGGCTCAAACAATACAAGACTTCTTTCGGGTATCCCAAGCTAGAGACTTTGCCCGTGACTATATGTTACGGGTAGTCTCTATCGGGGAAGATACATTCAACGAAGACGATTTCGTTTATATTACCACCGCTAATCTTCCTGACCGCACTATTAGTAATCAAACCGCAACTTATATGGGGCTTGACTTTAATGTGCCGGGTACAGTAAAGTATCCAGGTAGTAACGCTTGGGCTGTGACGTTCCGTAATGATAAAAACGGGGTCATTCGTAAAAAATTCGAAGACTGGCAAATCGGTAAAGTTTTTGATGATGCTACGAGTACTGGAGATTTATCTCCACGCGGAGTTGATAAAGTAATTCAGTTAAACCTTGTAGATGATAAATTACAAATAGTTAATACGTATAAATTATACGGGGTTTATGTAGTATCTTTAGGAAATGTAGCATATAATGTTGCAGGTACTGGTACACCACTAACGTTTAATGCAACGCTAGCATACCACTACTGGCGCCACGAATAAAACTCACAAACCCCCGTAAGGGGGTTTTTTAATGTACAGAGATAAGTATCTGTATGGCTGATATTGTTAAGCTGCCCCCATTTGTAGTAAACGAAACTCCGTTACGAGGATCTGTCTCAGACGATTCTTTAAAAGGCTTTTATCAAGCAGCTCAACGGCTAGGGTTTGCAAAAGACAATTTATTCAGAGTAACTAATATAACTAATATAAAAGAGTTACAAACTGGAGAAAGAGCTATTAACAGATTTTTTACACCAAGTAAGTTACTTTATGTAAAAGCAGGTAGTATACCAAGTAGAAAAATAAGTACGGCTAAATTAAACTATAAAAATTTTAGCTTTAACGTACCAATTGCAGCATCTTACCCTAGTTCTTTAAATTGGGCTCTTACTTTTTACTCCGACGATACCTATCTAATTAAAGACATATTTGAGTATTGGAGTCAACAAGTTTATAATGAGCACGGATTTAAATCTAATCAAACCGCTCATACGGATATAACTTTAACGTTATACAAACCAGTGCAGTTAGGAGCGGGTAAATTAGAAAGAGGAAACAGAGAAATAAAAGACAAAAGATCTAAACAGGATAGAATAGATATTTTTAATATGCAGCCGGTAAGAGATTATAAACTGTATGGTTGTTTTCCGATAAATCTCGGAGATATAGCTTATAATACTACCACTGCAGGCGGTATAGCTTCTATAACTACAACATTTGCGTTTCAATATATTGGTTCTAATGAAACTACAGCTTTAATAAAAAACACATTGCGTTCAGCTGTACCGGTAAATAATCAAATAAACCCTAACCTAGCAGGTACAGCCTAAGTATTATTAAGATGGCAACTTATCAGACTAATCAAAATATTTCAAACTTTTATAGAGTAGCTACTCAAAAAAAGTTTTCTAGAGATTTCCAATTAAGAGTTAATAGTTTTATTGTTGCTGGCGGGCAAGATTTATTTGGTGAAGATGATTTGGTATATGTTAAAAGTGCAGCTCTTCCTTCTCGTAGAATAGAAAATATTAAAGCTCCGTATATGGGGCTCAACTTTAACGTACCGGGAGCTGCTACTTATCCTAATTCTGAAAGCTGGAGTATAACTTTTTACGCAGACCAAGCATTAGAGCTTCGTCAAAGATTAGAAGGTGCGATGTCAAATACATTTAGCCCCTTTAATAGTCAAAATAATAATATTACTTTACCAGGTACAGAAAATGTAATTGATTTAATTTTATTAGACGATCAAATGTATACAATTAGTACATATAGTCTTTATGGGGCTTATATTACTGATCTAGGAGCAATAGATTATAAAATGACCGGTAATGGTAGTATACAAGAAATAAAAGCTACAATTGCATATCAATACTGGGTAAGCGAAGTTGATAGAAGTTCAATCAAACAGCAACAAGGCGGTCTGCTCGGTACACTTAACGCAATTACTAATACAGCTCGTAGCTTAACCCGCGCCACTCAAGCAGTAGGGCAAGTGTTTAGACGTTAAATTTAATTAGTATGCCTATTGACAGTCCAACTCTCGGACCGAAAGGATTAGGTAGTACTTCGGAACTAGCCTCAATATTAAATAATTTACAGAGGGAAGATAATACTTTTTCTATACCTTCTGAAGCAAATTTTATAGTAAAGATTGATAGCATCCCTTATTTAGCTATTAATAATGTTATACAAGATTATTACGATGAAAATGCTCAATGGGAAGACATTCGTGGTTTACGAGGGGAATTAATTAAATTTATAGAAGAAGATAAAAAAATTAATGGCCGGATAGTATTTGCTACCGGAGTAACAATACCTGGAGAGACTTTAGCTAGCGGTAGAGTGGGTCCAAGCACTAATACAAATGTACACGGTAATTTGCTTTCAGCGCCTGTTATTAAGGGCCGAAATGATCCTAATAATTTAACAATAAGTTTTATAGAAACTAATATTTCCTTTACGGATTATATTTTAAGACCATGGTTATTTGCAGTAAGCACCTTCGGCTTGTTCGGCCGACAAACTGAAAATCAAAGAGTGAAGGGAAATCTTGAGGTATGGCATATAGACGGGTTTTCTAAAAATAGCAATTCTACTCGCAAACAAATTACATATATTGACTGCGCTCCAGTTTCGGTTCCGGATTTTACGTATGCTTACGGGGAAAACGGCAATGTACGAGTGGTAAATACGAATTGGACATATAAATCATACAAGATTACCAATATTGATGGCGATAGATCGTAATTATGTTCAAGTTAAAAGCTTTTTTACCAAGTCAAAAAAAATTTATATATGTTAAAGAGTTAAACTATAAAACATATAGAAATTTGGTAAAATCTTTGTATGTTGGAGATAAGTTAAAGACTATCGAATTGTTCAATTTTATTTTGCAAGAAATAATAGAGGTAAAAGAGCTAGTAAATTTAACAATTATTGATAAACTTGCAATTTTTTTAACTATAAGAGAAGTTTGTGTGAGCCCTGATTTAAATTTAAAATGTACCTGTCCGGATTCAAATGCGAGTTTTAACTATCAAACAGCAATTAACGATATACAAAAAACCTTAGACGAATTAATAACTGAAGTAACAGTAAAAACAGATAATTTAACTACAAAGCATAGTTTGTTTACGGGTATAAAAGACGAAACAATACTATTAACGGAAAATAATTCTGAAGATCTTTGTGCGAGTATTACTGAAATAATTACCGAAAAAATTATAAAACTGGATAGTTATAAGTTTGACGAAAAAAAAATTATAATTGAACACTTACCAGCTAGTCATTTACTACAAGCCCGCTTGCAAATAGCTCAAGCAAAAAAACATAATTCGGAAAAAAATTTAATAAAAATAGTATCCCCGCATACAAGTAAAACAATTTATAAAATTACAGGCAATATAGATTCTACTGCATTGTGCGAATTATTAGAGTATCTTTTTATAGAAGAACTTAATAATGTTTACAAAGCTATGTATAACGTTGTTACTCATTGTAAATTTAGTGCTGAATATGTAGATTCAATTACCCCAGCAGAAATACAAGTATATTGGAATTACTTTTTAGAAGAAAATAAAAAAAATACCAACACAAAAAATAATCCAAAAACTGAACATAATACCGAATTTGGCTTTTAAATATGAATAACATACAAAATGTACTCGATACCCTTAAAGATTATGCAAATAAAAATATTTTGCAAATCTACATACCTTCTTTAAAAAGAGAAGTAGGTTTTCGCCCTATTACCGGAGCCCAGCAAAAAAAACTATACGACGCTGGATATGATAATTTAGTTTTTCGTACTAAGTTTATTATAGCAACATATGAAATTATAACAGAGAATTGTTTAGATTGGGATATAACTAAGGAGTTTAATGTGCTAGATAGACTAGCTATTCTTTTAGCATACCGTAAAACTCTACACGGGGATATAATTAAATCCGAATACGGAGATGCTGCAGTAGCAGAAAGTATAGATAAACTAGCTAAGATACAAGACTTGGCTAAGACTATTGAGTTTGATAAAATAAAAATTGATATAGAAGTACCTAAAATAATAGAACAATATAAACACGAAAAAGAGCTGAGATATCAACAAACTCTTGCAAAAAACGATGTTAAAAATTTTGTAGAGGCATTAGGAGATATGTATATAGGAGAAACATGCAAATGCATAAAAGAAATTTATGTAGAAGGTGTTTTGATAAATTTTAAACAGTTTACGCCGCAAGAGCAAATAGCAATTGTTGAAACTTTACCAGTAAATTTAATTAATAAAGTAGGAGAGTTTATTAGAATGCTTTTTAATTTAAATACAGAGGTATTAACTTTAAAGGCTAAAAAAGAAGGTATTGAGACAGATATAGTCTTGAATATTAATACAGAGTTTCTCGTAGAAATATAACTACAGAGGCAGCCTAAGTATTTCGATGCCGGAAAACGAACAACTCGAAGACGTCTTAAGAAGACTGCTTGCAGTATTATCTAAAGAGGATCAGCTCAACGTAGGAGTTGCTGGCGGGGATTTTAGCTTACCGGAGGATTCTTCTCAAATTCAAAAACTAAATGATAATTTACAAAAAATATTCGACCCCAATAACGAAGGTAGTTTTACTAAAAAAGTTAACGAATTAATCGTTAAGTTTGCTGAATACAAAAGTCTATCTGAAAATAATACTAAAGCAATAACTGAAAGCAATAATAAGACTTTAACAAACGGATTTGAAATCTTAAATAAATCCGTAGAAGAGTTAAACAAAAATTTTGAGGTAGAAAGAAAAGCTCGTTTAGAGAAAGAAGAAAAAGAGAAAGAAAACCGAAAAAAAGAAATAAGTGAACAGATATTAAATAAAGCTGTAGAGGATGCATTAGCAAAATATGATAAAGACATAAAAAATGAAAAAGGCTTAGACGCATCTGAGTTAAGAAGTAAACTAGATACGATGTCTGTATTTGATAAAGACTTCGAAAAAGTGCTAAAAGCAGCTGAAGAAGCAACTGCAGCTCAAGAAAAATATTTCAGAAAAAATTTAGATAAAACTACAGCTGAAATTGAGCTAGAAGAAAAAGAAGCCCGAGAGGCAAAAATAAAAAGCTTAAAAGAAGAAAAAGTTAAAGATAATGATATACAAAGACAAATAAAAGAAGCTATAACTGCTGCTAACACTCCGATAGCTACGACAGCTCAAACAAGTGAAAATACTAACAAAGAACTTATTGGCTCTACTTATCCTGTAAAAAAACTGCCTGGGTATGCGCCTTCTCCTCAAGAAGTAGCACGAGACGAAGAACGTCAAAAAACGGCTTTATTTAAAGTCAATATAGTAGATATTGATCAAAAAGCGTACGATAAATTAAAAGATTTGTTTGAAGAGCTAAATTCAGGACCAGCTTTTATGGCCGGAGAAAGTGGATCCAGTACTAATCTCTACCCTGGTCCGAGTTCCCGAACAAACCGTCCAAACCCGCCACAGCCAAATCCACCTCCTCGAGTACCTGAGCCTCCTAAACCCTCTAAACCGCCTACCAGTGACAAACCACCTCGTCCGCCACGAGTTCCACCAGGCCCTAAAGTATTTAAAGCTCCAGTCCCTAAACCACCTACTTATGTGACTCGAGCTGGAGTAGCGGGCTCGCTTATAACTGGAGCATATGAAGGAGCTGATCGTTACCAGCAAACTGGGTCTGTTGGAGAAGCTGTTACGGTCGGTGCGGGTACAGCAGGAGGTGCATTAGCGGGAACTTTAGCAGGAGCTAAAGCTGGAGCGTTATTAGGAGGCTTGGCGGGCCCGGGCGCAATTTTTGCATCCCCGATATTAGCTACTATTGGCGGGCTCATTGGTGGCATAGCAGGTGTGTGGGCCGGAAAAAAAGGCGCAGAAGCTGCAATTAATGCATTTGCAGAAAGCGGAGGCGCTTCTCTAGAAACAGACAGCGAAAATACCCCGCTTAAAATAGTACCAGGAGAAACCGATAATGTAGATATAGAAACTACTTCTTCAGTCGAAACTGAAAACCAACCTCAAGAAAATAAAGAACTCGAAGCTTTTAATAAAGGATTTATACAAGGCCAGACTACGTTAGTTAATAATACCATTACTGAAACAATAACTGAAAATAATACAAATACATCTGAAGCTTTAGACAAAATGGCCGCGGCCGCAGAACGGATAAACGAAAGCGTACAAAAACTTGAAGCTCAAATGACAGAAACTCTTAAAACTAATACCGCTACAGCTGCTTCTAATAGCACCACTGTAATGCAAGGCGGTAACAAAATTGATTTATATCTTACCCCTCCTGATATACAGCAAAATCGTTTAGAAAGTATAGAAAAGCTAAGCGGCAATCGCTAATATTTAGTAGTAAGTAATATTATGCCCTCTTGGTTTAAAGAAGTAGATTATGCAAATGAAATACCGGATCTTGCTATATCTAAATCCGAATACGGGGCAAGGTATTTAGTACCTAAAAATAACAAAGCTGCAGCTACATATAATGTACATAAAGATTTTTGTTGGACTCTTTCAAACCCTAAGACTCGGTCATTAATACCTCGAGTAAAATTAACTGAATATAGATTAAAATATTCTGCCGAACTTTTGTCTTATATTAATAGCGCGCGAGGCTTTCAAGAAGCTCTCGGTAGATTAGATGTAGAAAATCCTTTAGCTCAATTAGCTTTAGGGGCTGGAGCAATTGCAGGCGGAGAAGCTTTTTTAGGGCAACTGACAAATACAGCAGCTGGTATAGCAAGCCGGCTACCAGGGCCACTCGGTCGCCTAGCCCGAGCTACACTTACAGGAAGCGCCGCTGAAGTTAAAGCAGGCAAAGCAACAATTGCTAAAATATTTGGCGGGGCCGCGGCCGCTGCAGGCACAACGGCATTAGGAGCCTACGCGTACAGCCAGTTTAGCGATCCTAGTAGACTTAAACTAGAAATAGATAAAAGCAGAGGGGGTAAAGACGCGTTAGATCCTTATTCTAATTTATACAGCGGTATAGCTACAAAAATTAGCTATATACTGCCTTATATTAGTATAGATAATATGACCGGTATTAATTCCAGCTGGACTGAACCCGGTAAAAATGCTCCTATAACAAATTTATTAGAACAATCGAGAAAAATGATAGGAAAAGGAAGTGGCGGAGCTGCTGCCCTGGGAGGTATTGATTTAATAACTAGTGTAGTTGAAGCGGCGGCTTTAGGAGGGGAACCTGGTGCTGGCCGAGAAAAAATAAAAGGCTACTCTCCACCAGAATCTGGAGATAGTATTACTTTAACTTTCTATTTGTTTAATACAATTAGTATAGAACAAACTCAAAACAATTGGGAATTTTTATATGTTCTTACATATCAAAATTTACCCAACCGTAGAGGTATAAATTTATTAGATCCGCCATGTATTTATGAAATTGAAGTGCCTGGCTATAAACGCTTTCCTGTTGCAAACATAGAAAAGCTAACGGTGACTAATGAAGGCACCACGAGGTATATAGATTTAGCAACGGGCAATACAGTGCCCCCGGAAAGCGGGCCAAATGTTAAATTAATACCTGAAGCGTATAAAGTTACTCTCACTATTAGAAGCTTGTTAACAACTACTCAAAATTTATTTGGATGGGCAGACGGAGAAACTATAGTACAAGTATTTAAGGCTGAACGAGCCGAACAAGATCCTTCGTTAAATGCTAGCGGAGTAACTCAAAGACAAATAAGAGAAGACATTACAGGCGGAGCTGGTAGCCCGGTTTCTGGTGGTGGTACAGTAGGCGCTTTTATCCCGCGTGGCGGTTTTCCTAATGGACGGTTTGGCCCTTAATATATTAAAATGGACCCTCAAAAGCAAAACAATATACCTGAATTAAAACCTTTAGACATGTATAACTTTGAAAACCTTTTCAATGTTTACAAAGATAAAAAAGTTTATTTTTATAATTTGCTTAATACAGTAAACTTTCCGGATGTATTAGCTGATAGTTATTTTCAAACTTACACCGTGCCGTATGATAACATCACTTGGACTGATATTTCTAATAAACAATACGCAACTCCTCAATTATGGTGGTTAATATGTAGTGTTAATAAGATTGACAATCCAATAGAATTTCCTAAAGCGGGTACTGTGCTTAAAATACTTGACCCGCGTATAGTAACTGAAGTATTACAAAGTATAAAGCAGCAATGATCAGATCTACAATAACCCCAATACCTACAAATACTTTATACTATAACAATCAAAAGTATTTAGTCGATATTTCTTTACTTAATCCCGATGGCCGGGTGTTTCCAATAAACACAGCGAATTTAGTTAATTTACAAATAATTGATGATGGGTTATTATGGTATAAAACCGGCACCCTTGTTATACGCAATCCTGACAATATAATTGAAAGAAGGCCAGACGGCACGGTACCTATAGATGCAAATTATGTGTTTCGTAATGATGGTAGAGATATAATAGCAATTAAAATAGCGCCTATAGTAGATGACCATTCAAATGCGGAACTTTCGCCAGATAGTTATAATATGGAATTTGTATTCGCAGTATACGATAAAAAAGATATAGTTACCGGTAATACGGTAAGAGACAAATACCTTCAATTAAATTTTTGGGAATTAGACTATCAAATATTTTCAGAAATAAATGTAGATTGGTCAACAAATAATCTTTTACCTTCTAATTTAATACCGTCCTTACTAACTGATGAAGAAAAAAAAATATCTACAGGTTTAGCTATAAAAAATTTGATACAGTTTGTATTAGGAGAAGATTCTAAATTTAGCACTAGTTGGGATACAGGAGCAAGTAAAATTTTTTATAATTCTTTAGCCAATAATAATGCTATTGATGATTTAGAATATTTACTTTATAGACACACTAGCCAAAAAACAGGCAATCAGCAAGAAGGGGATCCTTGTTTATTATATAGAGATCGTTATACCAAGACCTGGTTTTTACAATCTTTCAATAATTTATTTAAATTAGCTGTGCAGCAGCGTTCTATAACTGGAGTCTTGCACAGAGAAAATTTTATAATAGCAGGTAGCAGCCAATCTGATGACAGTATTATTCCGTCTTTTCAACAAATACCTAAAAGCACAGATTTAAAATATTTTTCTAATATTAATAGTATAATTACAAATTATCAATTTGAAGATAGTTCTACAAATACTAATACGAATTTTTTTGTAAATTATCCTTGTTATTCAAACGACTTAAAAAATAAAACATTTAAAGTAGACTTTGTAGATAATACAGTAGAAAGTGTTAAAAACTATATACAAAAAACCTATGTAGATAGTTTAGGGGTGAATGCTACTGCCGCATTAACATTAAATAAAACTAAAAAAGACGCAAAAATAGTTAAGCAAGCGTATTCGTTTCAAAGAGACAAAGTTGCGCGATACGCTGATAGTAGAAACTTATTATTAAAAAGTATGTTGTTTTTAAATCAAAGTTTAGCCTTTACAGTGCCGGGTACAACCTACAGACAGGCTAACTGTTTTATAGGGATAGATAAAAATCAAAATACAATCGCTAATAATTTTGATAATAAATTACTTGGTCAGTGGTATGTTAACAAAATTGTTCATACGTTTACCGACGAAAAATATACTAACACTTTGTATACGGTTAAACTACATACTAATGATAGAATGCCTATTTCAGATGATGTAGGCTAAGTATCTATATGGCTCAGGCAGTTGTAAAAACGTTTGATTACTATAATACTAGAATAGTGTTACCAGAGTACTCTGTACCCGGGTATGAAAAAGAAACAGACTTATCCAGAGCGTATTACAGTGCGGATTTTTCATCTAACCCTATAGGTTCAAAGGTCGATTTTTTTGTACAGCTTAGAGATCCCTGTATAGCAATATATGCCCCAAATCCTGTATTTGAAGTACCAGTTGGTTTGTCCGGTTTAAGTCCACAATGGTTTGACGGATGGTGGGATGACGCGATGTTTTACTCTCACCCTCGAGTTAAACAGCAATTAACAGCGACTAATCCGGACGTGTATCAAGATTTTTCTGAATCTGTAGGTTCATTAAGTTACGTATCAACGGATGCAGATCCAATAAATCCGTTATTAAATTCAAAAGTACCACCTATTGTATTAGCGCAGATGAACTCGCTAAACGCTAAGGTAAAAACAAACTTTAGTACGTATACCCCATCAGGTATGGGTCCATCTAATATAGCTCTTATTAATCAAATTCAAGCCTTTACTAATAGCGTGGCTAAAGTTAGACAGACAGTAGAAGCGGGGTATGGCTTGCTTAAAAATAAATTACCCTTTGCAATCCTGTTGGTAGGTAATTTAATTACTCCTAATGACTGGAAAGCTGGTGCTAAAATAGAAGGTATAACAACCGCGGTAGATAGAATTAACAATATAATTAAAACCCCTGGACGTCTTCTTTCTCAAGGTATAGATCAGCTTAATAAATTCGTATTAAAACTACCAAAACTACCTTCTTTAAGCAAACTACTTAACGCGTTTATACCGGGGCTACCCGCTATATCAAATGTAGTAAGTAGACTTAAAGCAGCAGTTACAACAGTTAAATCTGTAGTAAGTACAGCTCAACAAGCGCTCGCGCCTGTAGTTAATGTTGTTAACCAAGTAAGAGCGGGAGTAGATAGTGTAATTGGTACAATTAATACAGAGACGCAAAAAATAACAAGTATTGCTACCTCTGCGCAACAAGCAAAAGCTGCAGTACAAGATTTAAATAAAGTCGTAAGCAAGGGTAACGTTGCAACTACGCTTAAATATCAATCTAATAACGCGCTAACAGGGCTTAATAACAATTCAGCTGTAATTATAAACACTCAAGTGAAAAATATTAAGGGTAACACAGCAATAACTAAAGTTAATACATTTAAATCTCCTAGTAATTAATGCAAACTTTTAATTCTATTTATCTCGGTATAGTAGTACAAAATAACGATCCTGAATATAGAGGTAGAGTTAAAGTTTGGATACCGCACATATCTAGTACTATATACAATAAATGGAATCAATTAAAAAAAGACTTTTCATTTAGTTTTCCCGGAACTCCAGGCGGAGAGGATCTTAGTAGTGTAATAGATGACTTAAGAGATACATTACCGTGGGCAGAAATGTGTAGCCCTATAGCGGGGGCGTCTACTGCAAACTACTATAATTCCCCCTCTGATACAAATACGGTATCTGATGCTCCTTTATTTTATGGGCAGCCTAATACTAATTTTACCTCGTCTTCATCTGCAACTCAAATAGATCCTGAAGGTAAAGGTAATAAGCCAGGAGCTCTATATGAAAGCTATCCAGTAAGCGATGCTTTTGGTAATACGGCTAAAATAAACAGCCAGCATTTTAATCAATATTCTAACAATTATAAACCGTCTACTTATTCTAATGCAGCTAAAGGGTTATTTTCTGTGCCGAATGTAGGCGCACATGTCTGGGTATTTTTTAGAGAAGGTATACCTCATTATCCTGTATATATGGGAACTACTTTTGGAGAAGACGAGTTTAAAAGTATATTTAAAGCAGGAGATGATACATACCCTGATTATCCAGGCACATTTGAAAATAAAACTCAAAGAGTACAAAAAGAACCCACTATAGACTCTTCTACATATCGTAATAAATTAGTACTCAATCAGCGGGGCGCTGCAATAGAGATTATTAACACTACTGATAGAGAATCTTATAAAGTCACTCATTTTAACGGCGGTTTCTACGAACTTAACAATCAATTTACTGCTTTATTCAATCCAAAAAACTTTCAATTATTAACATTAAAAGATAAATTTGAAACAATTAATGGCCATAATAGCATCTATATAGGTAGAGATAACGATCATATTGTACAAGGAGACTACTGGTTAAAAGTAGGTAATTTTAACATACAGGCCAATAGTCAGTGGAATAGTTTATACTCTAAGTTGACTGGAGATGTTTCTGCAACAACTATACAAAATACTCTTTCTCAAATTACTACTAGTCTGTCAGAGCAAGAAAAGAAAATGGGGTTTGGGGGTAACAGTTTTGAGTTTATTACTAAGCACAGAGTAGCGACTGTCGGTTTAACACTTAATACTGCAGCTACCTATTCTATACTCCCTTATATACCTTTAACCGGTAAAGAAATAATAGGTTCAATAAAACCTAATTTATTAGCGGGTAATTTTGCTGCTTTACCTACCGGCATACCTACAATACAGCAATTATATGTACCGGATACTCCCGGTGGTAATTATGATATTTTTGCAATGAACCGGCTCAATATTAAGTCCGGGGCGGGCGGTGCTACAGTACAGACTCTAGGTAATATAAAATTACAAGGCTCTATTGTTGATGTAAGAGCTGACGCAATGATTAATATAGGTTCCAAAGATGGTCAAATCGATATTAACGGAGATATAATTACCGTTTCTGCAAACGCGTTACAGTTTAAAAATTTACTAGGCGGTCAAATAGTGTTTGATAGTACAGTAGGGGTTTCTAAAAACGTTATAATAGGCGGCGGAGCTTATGTTGAAGGAGAGTTATTTGTCAATCATATTACGGCACCAATTGAATATCAAGTTACAGAAAATACTCAGATAATAGCTACCGGTCCTTTAGTTAATCCAACCGGACTACCAGGAGCTTTAGGCAGTGGATGGGCCGTGTTAAACACTGATGCTTTAGGTAATTTAGTACTCGAAATACCTTCATTACCGGTATTACCTGGTGGCGGAGCTACTGAGCCTACTGTTATAGCTGTAGCTGTAGCTCCGGGTAGTTTTTTAAATCTTAACACTTTAGGTGCAGGTACGTTAACTATTGCTCAGCCTCACTCTCACGCGTTTAAAAATATACCTCTTACTCTTAAGAGCTCTACACCAATCGGCCCTAATGACTTTTCAACTCACGCAGCTAATACTATTGGCACACTTAATGCAGATAAGGACGGTATTGGAGCTGAAACTCCATTAAATGGTAGAATACAGACTATAGGAGTTCCGCCACCGGTACTATTTTCTGTAGGGGCCGATGGTCTACCAACTAACTTCCCTAACGGCCCTGGTAGTAATGTAGTCACACCAAGACTTGTACCAGCTCCATAAAAAAAGCCCCTTTCGGGGCTTTTCGTTTTTATGAGCGAGGCAAAACGTTATTTGTCGTAATAACGAGTACTGGTTCTTTAGTCTTAATACTAATGTTATAAGGCTTAAAGAACTTACTACCACAGCCTTCAATTGCCGAACCAATAGACCCAACAGGGTACTTACGGCCTTTCTTCGAAGCATTATAATTGTAAGCGCCTTTCTTAATGCTTTCAACGATGTCTCGACTATCTTCGTTTTCGGGCATCTGAAGCACCCAACCAACAAGATCTCGCTTAATTTCCCCATCCTTATCAGAAACAAGGATAACGTATTGCTTCTTAATCTTGGGTTCATCTGAACCCTCGTCTTCTGCGACGGAACCAGCAACTTCTGCTTCTTCAGCTTGCTTTGCTTGATCCACTGCTACTGTAGCATCACTCAAAAGATCGAGAACCTTTTCAATAGCATTCTCGTCCTTGACTACCTTTTCGAGAGCTTCCCTGACAGCCTCGAGTTGTACATATTCTTCTTTGCTCATAAATTATTTCTTTTTAGTTACAAAAGGCGATTGCTTGGCTTGATTCCATTGTTCAACAAGTTTATTGTGGTGGGTCCGCGAGCAATGAAAATGCCATAGCCTTACAATACCTTCTACGTCAAGGTAACCAATAACAGTTTCTTCTTTATCAGTACCGACATCAGAACGTTCAATACTAAACACTCTAACTCCTGGGTTGCGAAAATCAAATACATACTCGACATCATTAAATGAAATGTCTTGAATGAAATCTGATTCATGGGCATCAGAACGACCCTTATCATATCCCTCCTGATATGCGTCTCGATTAGCCTTTAGCAGCTTTGCGTGTTCAGCGTTACTCAATATTTTCATGGTGAAACAATTCTATATTGTACTTTAGAAAGGTCAAGCCCAGAAAGATCTTTTCCGCCGGCATAACTAATAGCGGACTGCAAGTCTTCTTGAATTTCTCGTACTTTACTAGTAATAGTGTTAGTAGGTGTTAGATGAGTAGTGAATCCCTCGATGTTCCTAACGGATCCCTTGTTTCTCTCAGAAGCACTGCCGTAATACTCTTTTTTACCGTTCACCATTGTCGCTGGGGAATCCGAGCAGGCAGCAAACATACCACCAATCATGCAGAACGTAGCACCAGCAACTAATGCTTTTGCAATATCACCGTTCTCACGAAATCCGCCATCAGCAATAATCGGTACGGGGGATACGTCTGCACAACTCATTATCGCAGTAAACATAGGCATATGAAATCCAGTCTTGTTCTTAGTTGAACAGACTTGGCCTGGCCCGATGCCGACCTTAACTAAATCAGCTCCCCATTCGGCTAGATCTTTACAGGCTTCTCCGGTAGTAACATTGCCTGCAATAATAATA